AGTGATTTGCAATCTTTAAAAAACACTCACCAATGTAACGAGGTATAACGGGTTTAGGTTTATCTTGCAGTCGTGCGATCTCAACATCCTCACGATACCTTATTAAAGCAGCAAGAAACTCCTTATTATTCACATAATGCTCAGAGCGTTTTCTTTTTGCCATAGTTCCTCGCTTTATTGCCATGAGTTATTATCACTACTATGTAGATATTATAACATTTATCAAGACACTTGACAAGTTAAGAAATCCGAGTAGAATAACTCTGTCGGGGTTCAAGAGAAATACTAGCTATTAGTATTATTGGTATTCTTAAAGATCTTTTCTAAGATAACCTTTGCATCTTTTACATTAGAAACATAACCCATTTTTTTAGTTATTTTTGTACGAGAATTATTATCATCTTCACAATCTCTAAGATATCTTTGATACATCATAATCATTTCAACATCATCTGATTCGGATAGTGTGAGAACGTTATCTAGATTAATTATAAACATATCTTCTCTACTGGTTTTTAACCAAGGTTCTACTTTATATCCTACAGTTCCATGCTTTCCTTTGATCTGACCAATTATTATCGGATGATGAACTATTAACATTGTTCTATCCACTTCTTCCGATGCGGCAACCTTGGCAAATATTTCTTCGCCAGAATTAAATTTTATTGTTGCGTAAAAATCGTCTTCTATTCCCATGATTTTATTCCTTTTTTAATTGTATAGTAATTATTTCATAATTAAAATTTTCTTCGTTGTAGATTTTAATTCGTTCAATGAAATGATTGAGGGTGTAGTTCCTCCTAGAATTCTTAGTGCAATCATCAGCAATATCATATAAGATTGCTTTTACTTTGTTTGTTCCTTTTCTAAGAACTCGTCCAATACTCTGCAAGTTGCGTATGCGTGATTTACTTGGAGAAGCAAAGATAACATTATGGAGGTTTTTAATATTGATACCAGTTGAGAATGTACCATAGGAGGCAACGATAATAGCGTTGTTTTCAGTTTCGGTAATTTCTCTTACTTGTTCTCGTTCTTCTGCATCAACCCCACCATGAACAAAGAATAATTTCCGATCACTTTGCTTATTATTATTTATTAAATCATAAAGTACTTTCCCATGTGCTTCTACTCTACTGTAAAGTATTAAAGTATTACCTTTCAGATCTAACGTTAAATTTTTAATAAAAGAATTTCTTTGTTCATGCGTAATTAAATATTCTATTTCATCATTATAAGTTTCAAATTTTTGTGGAGGATGTTTAAGAACAAGGCATTGAATATCTAATTTAGATAAGTGACCTTGCTTCATTAATTCATCTGTTCGAGTTACTTTATATGCAGGACCAAATAAACCTTCTAACACCCATTTATGAGTCTGTGTGCCATCTAATGTTCCCGTGAATCCAAATCTATACTTAGCATGGTGTAGTTTTGTCATTATAGATATAAGTGACTTACTCTTAAAGAGATGTGCTTCATCTCCTATAACTACATTATAATCCTCAAAGAATGATCTTTCTAGTTTATATACAGATTGCCAAGTAGTAATTGTAACTGGAAACTCATTTGTTTTTTCTTTTCCTGAATAGATACGGTGGCAATATGAATCAGCATCCCAACCATAATCAAAAAAGTCCTTATACATCTGTTCTACGAGAGATGTCGTGGGAACAACTAAAAGGATTTTTTGACCTTTCTCTACATAATATCTTACAAGAGAATAAATCATCAAAGATTTTCCAGAAGCAGTGGGTGATATCAATAGCTTTCTATTATGTCTTAAGGCATCGTATACTCCTTCAACTTGGTATTTTCTTGGTTGATGATTGCAAATAGAATTCATATAATCTTTCACACCTTCATATGATATCCCATCATTTACTTCAAAGGGAGTACCATAATATTCATTGTCTGCAAACTTATATGTATAATCGTGTCTCTTACAAAATGCAATAATTTTATCTAACAACCCAACATAAATTCTTTTAGACCTCATATCGAAAAGATGGATCTCACCATTCCAATTTCTTTTTCTATACTGAGGCATAAACTTTGCACCCTCTACCTCAAAGGTAAAGTGATCCCTTAGTTCATACTCAATATGAGGTTCTGAATCTATTGTTAAAAATACTTCGTTGGCCTTAGATATGACAACATTGGCCGTTGTGTTTATCAATTATTCCATGCATCTAAAAGTATTTAGAGCACCTTGTCAAGTTGCCATTAAAAAAGACCCCGTAGGATCTTTTGAGTATTAATGGGTGAAAACTAATAAAAGTTTTAATAGCTGAATACTAACCAAATTTTTGAGTATTAATGGGTGAAAACTAATAAAAGTTTTAATAGTTGAATACTAACTAAATTGATTTGAGTATTATGTAATGAATACTAATAAAAGTATTGCAAGCTGAATACTGACTAAATTGATTTGAGTATTGGACTATGAACACTAATTAAAGTGTTATCTACTGAATACTAACTTAAAAAACTTGAAGATGGTTGAATATTAGGCAATGAATACTAACAAAAATATTTCCCTTTGAATACTAACGGAGACCATCTTCTACAATCATCTTACGAGTAGTTCTCCATAAAGTTTTCAATTGTTTATCAGCATACTTCATTTCTTCTCTAATTGTTTCCAAATCTTCCATAGATTTAAAAGTATGGTCTTTTGGAGCATTAGTTTTTTCATCAAAAGCCATACTAATTTTATTTTTGTTTCCTGCTTTTCTTTTGTGCCACTTCCAATTAGAAGCTGTAACACCTGCATTGGAATGATAAGGAGTTAATCCGAAATAAACTTGTTTAGCATACTTCCAATATGGAACTTTTCCAATATCAGATCTAACTCTTAAATCTCCCTCAGGAGTAAGAATGGTATTAACAACATTATAAATTTGTTTTAATATTGTGTCAGCAGCTTTAGTGTAATTTAATACACTAGATACTAATCCATTACCTTTTTTATTGAGAGTTAACTTAAAATAATCTCTCGTATCCTGAGGAAGATTGGAATAAAGAATTGTAATATACTTTCTAATCCATTCACTTACTGCATCATCATTATCTTTATCAGATAATCCATAGTTTCTATTTCTTCCAAGATTGGAATCTTCGGTTAGTTTACTTCTATCTTCAAAGATATGAAGATTTTTTTCCTCATGATTCTTTCCTGTTGTAGGATAAAATTCTTTAAGAGAATCTATAACATGTGGGAATTTTTCTATGTAATATGCTATGGATAATGTATCATTCTTATCAGTTTTAGAAATTAATTTTTTATCATCTGTTTCAAATACTGTATATATTTTTCTTGTTTTTGGAGTTACTTTTTGAGGAAAACACAAAATAGTAATATTTCTTTCATCTGCAATATTTTTTATTTGACGTAATTGCTCTACGGTATAAGTTTGTGCTTTACTATCTTCTTCTTGTGCTCTTAAATGTGCATCTTCGATAATAATAGTCATACCATCAAATAATTCTGGTACATTTAGAACCATAAAATCATCTGTCGATATTACGTGCCAAGTTTTTGTTTTAGGATTATATACAGTTATTTGCTTTTTACCGATATCGGCAGTAATAAAATTTAAAGTGGTCATAATTTCGAGTATTAAGGGATGAACACTAACAAGAGTGTTACTTTATGAATACTAACCCACTATGACCACTTTGTCAACCTAGATCAGATGGATACGGTATATGTTTTTGATATCTACCACATTTAGAACATTCTTCTTTAGCATAATGAGCACTTCCTTTTGGATAAATTATAATATTAATTTTATTACAATCACAGTCATCATACCTACAATTTTTATCAAGAACTTCCACTATATTACGATAATCCCATTCCAATTTTTCTATTCTTATTCTTAAATTATAATGCCTATTTCTCATTGGGTGAAGACTCCTAACCAATGAATCAACACGTTGTAAACTTCGTTTACTTCCATATGTTTTTGATTTTTTTATTTTTTTTATTTCCTTCAATATGTTAAAAGAGTCTTCTTCCCACTCTAATTTTTCTTTTTCAAGACGTTTAATCTCTGAAAGAATATCATAAGCACCCCAAGGTTTTCTATGATTCATAATTAACCCAATCCAGAATTAAATCTCATAAATTCTATTGCATTCTTAATCTGGAACGTTCTGTTCTGTATCACTTTAAGAATACTTTCTAAGTATACTAACATTGTATCATAATAGTCAATCTTCAATGAGGTATGAGATAATTTCTCATCAGCATCAAGATATTTCTGCATGGTATCCTTATCTCTTATCTTCTTTGGGAAGGGATTCTCTACATATACTTCTGGATCTGCTTTCCCACTAAAATACTCATACCGTTCATGACGGATATTTTTTCTTTGTTGTTCTGCTTTCTTCCTTAGTAGAAAGATTGTATTATATAATTCAAAATACTTTGCATGTAGAGAGGGGATGTTTAATGACTCCTCATGTAAATTGTCACGATCCATTTTAGAATCTTTTTCCCACATCTCTTGAAGTGTTTCAAGAGTTACGCTCATATCATAAAGGTTTATTTTCTAAATCGGTTATACTGTAAATAGTATACTTGAAAGATGCCTCTGCTGTAAAGTACTCTATGTCGGTATCGGTGGCATCAAAGGTCATCGTAGTGAG